GAAAGAACCGACGCGGAAAACGCAGCACGCTTAGCCATCCGTTACCTCCCTGTAGCCGAGCATGGTCAACACGCGACGCTGTACCTTCGCGGCCTCAGTGATCGCCTCTTCGCTGATGTTTGGCCCCAGCGATGCGTGAAGCAGTTCGTGCAGAATCGTCTCGAGGCGGGTGCCGCCACGCAGCCGCTCGTCAATCAAGATCCTCGGTCGTGCCGAGTTGTCGAAGAACGTCCAGCCGGCGGCATCGCCCTTGAGTTTTGTGAAACGCAAGAGCCACCGCTTGCCGTCAATCTTGACGTTGTGATCCTCAGGCACGGGCATTCCCTTTCGCCCGCCATGGTGGCACGGGTGTCAACCCGTCACGGAACCCCACTTGCCGACCGGGCAGGACTCGCCGGCCCATGAGAGTTTCGATAGAAACTTTTTTTCTCTCACGACCGGGCATCCGCACTGCCGGCACGCCCTGCCGTCGAAGTGTTCGCACGTCTGGCAGATGCCGAACCGCTCGGCCACCTGCTCCTCGGTCGCCATCGGGGCACCGGCGGCGATGTGCTTGGCTGCTGCTGCGGCGAAGTTGGCGGCCTTTTGGATGAGCGACAGGCCAGTTGAGCACGGTACAACTGAGCCGTCTTTTGACACAACGAATGCCATCAGACTGGATCCTCAATTGTCCACTCGGCTCGCGCACCAGTGTACTCAGTTTCGGTGTAATCCCCTGACGCTCCACGCGGGTAGCACACGCCTCCTTCGCTAAACATTTCGTGCTGGATCGCGTCAGTACCAAAACCGACAAAGCCGCCATTACCTATCGTGCACACATAGTTGGCTTCGCCGCAAGGGTATGTGCTAAATATCACAAAACTGAAGTACGTGCCGTTTTCGCAAGCCAAGTCAACGATAACGCATCCATTCAGGTCGTCGCCGAGAGGTATGCTGTGTGTAGCCCTGTAGCGTCCAAATAAAAAATCCCACGTCAAATCAAACTCCACCGTATGTGGACCGGCAGGGCAGTCAACGTTTGACTCAGGTATGGTGATGGTCACAGTCACATGAATGGTTTTTGACAACTGAACGTTACTGCACGCACAACCGCAGCAGCACTCCTGCCCAATAGCAAGTCCACCGTCACGCAGCAGCAGCTTTCCATCCTTGCCGGTGAGCGCCATCAGGTCGCCGCCGTGGCGCAAGTAGTGATGGAGATCGTGAACTTATTCGTACTGCTGGTGGCAATCGCAGCGAACGGAATGGTATTGAACTCAAGCGCCGCCGTCGTGAGCGTTGCCGCAGTGGCTGCCTCAACCGCGTACCACTGCCACTGAATCAAATGCCACGCCGTGCCTTCCTTGGCAATGCCGCAGTTGCGTTTCCCGTTGTCGGGCAGGTCGAGAAAGTAGTTGGTGGCAGAGACTGTGTTGGGCGTGGTCGTCTGAAACTTAAACGTCACGGTCTTCGTCGAGTCCATGGGCCACTCGCCGGTGAACGTTCCCATACGAAAGATCTTCGTGGCGGGCGATCCACCACCAACGCGCTCGAACCGCAGCCCCTTTGAGTCGCGGTTGCCCTGCTCGACCTTGCGGACGGCCTTAGCAATACGATCAGCGGAATCGCTCGTGAACGTCACGCGATCGGTCTTCGCACCCTTGCCGTCTGGTTTCTGTGCCACGTTTCAGCCTCAGAATGGCGGCGTGCCGAAGTATGTCGCAAAGGCCACTTCTGGGTAGACGCGACGAGTGAGAATGTCCGGCTCTTCAGTGTCGGCCTTCAACGCTCCTGCGTTCGTGAGCGGTCGCGGTGATCCAGAAGGTACTTTCTCTTTTGTTCCATCGACTTCAGCCCAGACCCACGCCCGCTTCTTTTCGCCGCCTTCGATGTAATTCCACCCAACGTCAGGCAGCAGCAGATTGTGGCCGCTGGCACGGAACACGAGCTCTACCGTAATCTGCCAATACCGAACCTCCGCACCGTTCACCACCTCTGTCGCCTGCTGCCCGCCGATGCCGGCACAGAACCACGTGTGGGCTGCACCGCCAAGGTAGGTGGCTGAGTTCACCGAGTTCGTGACAGCCGCCGCCGATGCCAGCGGAAACGCTGAGCGATTGCCGGCGATCGAGCACCGCACCTCGGCCTCGTTGACGGTCAGCCCCTCGAAGTAATCCTTCGCCGAGTTCTGCAGCGGCTTCTTTGTGGCGTTGCCGCTGCCGCTGTAGTAGACGAGGGCCGGCACTTGAGCACCGCCGGTGGAGAAACTCCACACGTCAGGCCTGGCTAACGGGTTGGGGTCAAGGTCTTCCTGCTTCGGCAGTTCGTAGCGGTACGTGATCTCTACGTGGTGGCGGTCTGTCTCGGTCAGCGATGCGTCAAGCATCACCAGGTAGGCATATTCTGGATGAGCCGCCGTGTGCGTGATGCCCACGGCACTGATGATGTCCTGCGTTGCGGTCGGAACATCGACCGTCACGACGAACTTTCGCTCGGCGGTCGGTGCCTCGCCGAACTTGTGTGAGAACGTGCGAGGGATGACTTCGCGGTAAGAGATAACTGTCATTAGATTTGCACCGCAGGCGCGCCGATGGCGATTAGGTTGCGGTTGATCTCTGCGAGTTTTGAGATCTGCTCTCGACGTTGTGCGACGGCTGGATCTTCTCTTCCGGATGCCATGAACTGCGCGATACCTTGGCTGGTGCGGATGTCGTTCGCCTCGAGGGCCGAAGATGAAGGCCGTGACAGCTCGGCCGCAATCTCTTTACGGATCTTGATGCCCTCAACGGAAAGATTTTGCAGCGCGATTTTGGCTTCCGCAGCGTTTATCTTTCCGTTGTCGAACGCCTGGCGGACAGCCTTGAACTGGTCGGCAATCGTCTTTGCTGGCTTCAGCAGGTTTTCGTCGATACCGAGCGACTGCAGTTGCCGCTCGCGGTCCTCGGCCTTCGCCTGCTTGGCAGCAGCCTGAGCTAGCGAAAGCCGTTGCCGGGCGTCAGAAAGCCCCTTCGCATCACCGGCACGCTTAGCGGCAGCCAGTGCTTCCTCTGCGGATCTCTGCTCCTGAGCTATGGCCAGCAAGTCCTTGTTGAGTTGCAGCCGGCTCTTCTCGGCGTCGCCAAGCCCGGCGTTTGCCAGATCTGCAACACGCTGCCGCGACTCTTCGGCCGCTTTCTTTGCTGCACTTGCTGCCTCTTTGGCGGCATCGGCCGCTGCCTTCTGTGCGTCAGCCAGGGTCCGCGATTCTTGCGTCAGGCTCTTTGCCTGCTGGGCAGCGAACTCAATGGCCGCGCCCTGGTTCTGCACGTCGCTCGTGATGCCTTCTGCGAAGTTCTTCAACTCTCCGAACTGAGCAAGGAGATTCGCCGGCACGCGGTCGAGCCCTCCGAGCTCTTTGGCAAGCGACTTGATGGCGGCGTTGGCTTCGTCGATCGACTCCTGCGCAAGATCCTTGGCCGTGAAGGTCGGAACCTTAAGAGCGTCCTTAGCCTTTTGGCCGAACTCTTCAGTCTGCAATGCAGTAGCGGCGACTGACTTCCGCAGGTCGTCCATCGCTTTCTTTGTCTCTTCAACTCCTGATGTAGCGGAATCGGCGGCTGTGTTGCTCGACACAGCCCAGTCAATAGCTGCGCCAGCAGCAAGGCCGAGCACGACAACCAGTGCGCCTATGCCGGTGCTGACGAGCAACCCGCGAACAGATACAGCCAGCGCAGTTGTGGCCGCAGCTGCTGTTGCTGCCGATCCGGCGTACCCAAACGCTGCGGCAGCCGCAGACACAAAAACAGAGCCGAGACTTTTCAATCCAGACGCGATCACTTGCCGGTTGATAAACGCCAGATACCCGCCAATGGCAGGAAGGATGTTTCCGGCCAGTGGGGCTGCTGCGGCAGCCAAAGTCGCAAACACAGCACCCAGATCTTGGATGGCCTGAGTGGCCGCCGACGCCACCTGCTTAACGTCGATGCTGGCAATGAACGTCGCGGCGTCTTCTGCCGCCTTCGTCAGTGCCGGAGCAAACTCAGCTAGGAGACGAGCCGAGAATCCTTGCAGCGTCAGCTGTGTTGCTTGAAGAGCGTCGTCGAGGAGCCCGATGCCGGCGGTCTGCTGCGGACTCAGGACGATGCCAAGCCGCTTCGCCTCTGCCGTCATCTGCTGCAGGTATGTGGCCCCTTCTTGGAAGATCGGCACCAACTCAACGCCGCTCTTGCCGAACAGGCCCACAGCAGCAGCTGCCTGTTGTGCGGGATTCGGAAGTTTGCTGATTGCCGACACGACGGCATTAAACGCCTGCTCAGGGTTCAGGCTGGCAAGGTCCGTGACCGATAGGCCGAGCTCGGCAAACGACTTGATTGCTGTCTTGTTTCCGGTCTGGGCCTCGCCGAGGTTGACGGTCAGTTTCTGGATCGACTTACCGAACGTCTCGATCGACACGCCTGACTGATTTGCAGCCAGCGAGTAGCCCTGGATCACATCGGCCGAAATGCCGGTACGTTTTGACAGGTCATCAATCGACGCGACAGCACCGGCCGTGCCGGCAATGAACGAAGAGAATGCGTTGGCGGCCGTGCGGACTGTCGAGATGAACGCCCGCGAGAGTTCAATGGTCTTTAGCGTCGATACGTCCTGCTGCGTCTTTTTTGCGGCATAGCCCAACTTCTGCAACTCGACCACGCCGGCATTGATGCCTGACGCCATCTGCGTGGCTGATGCCGAGAGTTGAAAGCCGAGGCCGATGGTTGCCATTGTTCGTCACTGCTTGCCAAGGTCTTCCGCCATCCGGCGGATCGTGTCGCGGATCTGTGCTGGGTGTTTTGGTGCTCGGTCTTCCCTGGGGATGAACTTGTCTGGGTCTGGTGTCGTCTTCGAGTACGGTGCCAAGATTGAAGTGGCGAGCATGGCCGTCTGCCCCCACGTGTCATCAAGCGGGAAGAACCACCTCGAGCAGGCTATCCACGTGCTGAACTCTCGTGAGTCCATGGCGTCGATTTCCGCAAGAGTCTTTTTCAGGTGGCCCGCCAAACGCAGCTTGAACTGCAATGTCGGACGGGCGTTTATTCCCCCGCCAGTTTCTTGATCTCCTCCTCGGTGAGTGCGTTGTGCTTAAGGGCAGCGTGCCAGAGCCTGTGCATCACGTCGCTGCTGCGTCGCTTGATGGCCTCGACACCTTCGGCACCCGGATAGAGCAGGATGCCTTTGGCGTCGCAGAGCGTGCGACTGAGAAGCTCTGAGCGGAAGTCCACGATGGCACCCTTCTCCGACTCCAGTGCCTTGAGCTCGTAGCTGTCTCTTTCTCCTACGCTCATCACCCGCAGGCACACCTTGCCGTCACCGCCGAGCTCAGGCGCTTCAACGGTGATGATCTTGGCGTCGGCGGCGTTATCGATTTGCTCGCGTGTCAGTGGCATATGTCACCCATCTAGGAGTCTGAACGTCACGGCGTAACGGGTAACACCGTTTAGCTCGGGCGCAACGCTCAGCGACTCATAGAGTGCCTTACTCGTCAAGGTTGCGCCGCCGCCAGAAATAACAATGTCTGCCCTGGTGCCATACTTTCCTGTAGCGATGTTGGCGGTGCCCAGGCACGACACGGTCACGCTACCAACGTCGTCAGTCCACGTTGACGAGCGGCCTTTCGGCATGGCACCGCCGTAGTTCCACGACACATCCGTGACTTCGGCAAACGCCGTGCCGTCAAACGTGACAGAGATGCCTGTGCTGTATGTCGCCACGGGATACTCCCAAGGCGACTAGGCAACCTGGAACGATGCCGAGCCCTTGATGGCGTCGTTCGTGGCAAGCGTGACGGACGAACTCTTACACGTGGCCGCCACACCACTGAGCGTAATGCCGCCAGTGATCGACAGCGTGCCAGTCTGCGACTGAGCAATCGGGGCCGCGCCTGCGTTGGTCAGGTAGTCGATGGTGACTTCCTTGCCGGTGTCGCCGGCGGAGCCCTTGAGCGGACGGCTCAGGGTGGCGACAGTCGCTCCGGTCGTCTGGCCGAGATGCGACACGTCGATGTTGTCGGTCGCGTTGTTGTCGGCGATCGTGTACGTGATGTTCGTCACGGTGTAGGCCGTGCCGGCAAACGTGAACGTCGAACCGGAACCATCATGCGGCGTTGCGGGCATGCTTTAAGTCTCCTGCCACCAGATGTCGTACTGCTGCGTGATCTGATACGCCGGCGGGAGTTCCGCCCCGGCCAGCGTCACAAAGTCGTCGGACTCTTGTTCGAGCGACGTTTGCTTCACCTCTGTATTGTTCGCAGTGCCGCCGTATCCATCCAGAACGGCACGCATCGCGTCAGCCACTGCGCGAGTCTGCTCGTAGGTGGTGCCGTAAATGCTGTACTCCAGGCTCGTCACCGGCATGCCCATTGGTGCCGCCAGGGTTTGCTGCCGGCGGATTGCCACCCTTCGCCAGGTCACGAACGGCAGGCCGACCTTGGCACCGGCCGCGTCCTTTTCTGGAGCGATGACCGGAAACACCTTGGCTCCTGCCAGGGCCGCAAACGTGGCATTGGCTACCAGGGCAGAACGCAGCACGGCCTCTGGTGATTTCATAGTCCGAAGTCTCCGTATTTCCTCTGCGTCTCTCGCACTGCGGCGATCAGTGCCTTTCGCATCTCCACGTCCAAGATGCTTTGCATCTGAGACCGGGATTGCTCGAACGCTCTCTTTAGTGGGTGCCGGGCGGGAGATCCGGCCACGGTGCCGGTGGCGATGAAGTCGATGGGGTAGAGCCCCCTGCCGCTGAACTCTCCTCGAGACTTGAACGATGACAGCACGCCACGCCCGGACGGCTTTTCCTTCTCTCGCTCCACGATGGTTCTGATGCGTCCGCCGAGAATCACCCGCCTGCGGCTCTTTCGCTTGCTCTTGCCGGGCGTCCTTGGCCTGGTGCCGAACTCCACAAGGTGCGAGTGGTAGGCCCGATTGGGGCCTTTCAGGACAGTGCCGCCGGTAAACGCTGGCGTCGCGCCCTTCTGGCTGTTTGAGTTGACCGGGCGGCGGAAGCCGATGACCACGACGCTGGTCGGGATCTGCTGGCGGTTGTTCGTGTACTTCCTGTCTACGCTGGAAACGCTGGCCAGTAGGTTTCCCGTGACTTGGCCGAGAGACGACACCGTGCCGCGAAGTGCGGCGATGCCGGGCTTGGCGGCTCTCTTGAGCGCCCTGGATTGATACTTCAGGGCGATCTCCCTCGGGAGAGCCTTGAGTGCTTCAACGACATCTTTCAATGGCTCAAGGGCATACGCCGCCTTCGCCTTCTTGCCGGTGCCTACGGCGAGCTTGATCAGCGGTGAGCCCGACGAAAAAACGTTAGCCATCCTTCGTCTCCTGGCAGATAGCCTCGTGCTCGCTGCGGTTGCCGTGCTCGAGCAGGCTCACGATCTCCAGCGTTCGGGACCGCCACGAAAGACGCATCGACTGCGTCAGGCCCGGCAGATAACGCAGCCGCACCTTGTGCGTCAGCGCCACCTCTTGCTGTCCGGCAGCCAGTGCCTCACGGGCGCTCACTCCTTCGACGCTGGCCCACACGGTCTGCCAGTCGGACCATGCCAGTACGGTTTCGCCCAGGCTGTTCCCGTTGCCGGTAGCCTGTTGCACAGTCACCCGCTCTCGGAGTCTGCCGGGGTCAATCATGTGCCGTAGATCACGATGGTGTAGGAGGCGGTCCCTGCAAACGTGTTGATACTGATGGCCTCGCCGCCTGCGCCATCCACCTCCGCGTCAGTGACGCAAACACGGTTTCCACGAGAGACTAGGGTGCCTTGCCCAGGCTCAGTCATTTTTGCTTCCGGGTTGGCAGCAAACGCAATCCGTGACACGGACGAAAACGACACGGCATTCCCCGCCGCGTCCTTGTAGGTAGTGGGAGCCACAGAGATAGAGACTTCAGCCGTGCCGCACGTTCCCGTGACAATCGCAACCTTGCCGCTGGTGTATTCCGTGCCATCTCGCAGGGCGATCGTCTTCAGCGCTTGCACGCCGGCAGACGTGGTCGTGTCGCGGAACTCGACGCTCACAGAGATCGAGCCAGAAACATTGCTCATCGGTAGGATCCCCAGCGTTGCGAATCAAGGAGCGACTTCACGCCGAACGGGATTTCGCCGCCACTCATGGAGTCTGCAGCCATGCGACGTTCAAACCACATGCCGACAAGCATCAGGATCGCGTGGCGGATTGCAGCC